GTATAAGGACGGCGAACCCACGCGCCTGCTGCTGTCTTTGAAGGCATGGGGCGCATCCAGCAAAGCCGACGCCAAGAAGAAGGCCAAGGCGATCTCGGCCCGCAACAAGGGGAAGTGACCATGAACTACATCGAGATGGCCACCGCTATCGCCCGCGAGGAGGGTGTTGACCCCGATCTGTTCCTGCGGCTGATCCAGCAGGAAAGCAGCTTTAACCCCGACGCGGTGTCATCTGCCGGCGCGTTGGGGCTGGCGCAATTGATGCCAGGAACAGCCGAATATCTCGGCGTTGATCCTATGGACCCTGAAGAGAACCTGCGCGGCGGTGCTAGATACCTGCGCGAACAGCTTGATGAGTTTGGTGACACGCGCTTGGCCCTGGCCGCCTATAACGCTGGCCCCGGTAACGTGCGCAAATACGGTGGCGTCCCACCGTTTGAAGAAACGCAGAACTACGTCAGCAAGATCCTCGGCACGGGCGCGGCTGATCGGGCCTTCAATGGTCGGTCGGCCAATCTTCCGCTGGCTATGGGCCAGCCTGCCGGCGAAGACTATGGCATCGCCTCGACGGCCCAGATGCCTATGTTCCGGCTTCCACAAATGCGCAGCACGCAGTCGGATGCACTGGCAGCATACGATCCATATGCTATCCTACAGCAGTTCAATTTGAAATAATCTTGCGCCGGGGACTGAGATGGACGTGTTGGAAGCAATCATGAAGTGGATCGTCGCACCCGTCGCAGGGTTTGTGTTCTTGCAATATAGGACGCAGCAATCGCATGCCACCGACATTGCCGTGCTGAAGGCCGAGGCCGCAGCCAACAAACAGGCGCACGACCGCGAGTTCAAGCAGCTTCAGGATAATTTCAAGGCCGTGTTCACCAAGCTGGACACCATAGAAATGGCTCTTAGAAAATGAGACCGCTAAACGAGATCATCGTCCACTGCACGGCCACGCGGCCTGACTGGTGGTCTCAGCGGTCAACGGCTGACAAGGTGGCCGAGGTCAAACGCTGGCATGTCGAGGATCGCGGCTGGAAGGACATCGGCTATCACTTCCTGATCGACCGCAATGGTTATACGGTGACAGGGCGCCCACTGGATCAGATCGGCGCGCATACTGTCGGAAAAAATATCGGCACCATCGGCATCGCGCTTTTCGGCGGTCATGGATCGGCGGCTACCGACAAGTTCGCGGATCATTTCACGCCGGATCAGGATCAATCTTTGCGGGCGCTTTTGGTGCGCCTGATGAAGCAATACCCGAGCATCAGGATGATCTCGGGGCATAACCAGCACGCGGCCAAGGGCTGCCCAGGCTTCTCTGTGCCAAGCTGGTATGCAAAGGCAAGACCCCAGCCTGCGCCTGTCGCGCCGAAGGTTGGGCCTTTCGCGGCTCTGTCCGCTTTTCTTGGGAGAACGCTATGACTGGTGAACAAATCGCAGGCGTCGTGCGCGCCATCGTTGCTGCCGCTGGCGGCTATTTCATTGGCCAGGGTCTGGTTGATGCTGAGACTGTGACGGCCATCGGCGGCGCTGCTGCCACGCTGGCCGCTGCCGTTTGGTCGATCTACTCCAAGCGCGCATGATCTGGCAGGCGCTGGTCGGCGCTGTCTCGAAGCTGTTTCTTTTTGTCGCCATGCTGGCAGCAAGCTGGTTTGGCGGCAAAAAGACGGCTCAGGCTGACGCCAAAGCTGAAGGGCTTGAAGATTATGTTGAGACACGCCAACGCATGGACGAGGTGGGCCGCATGTCTGATGCTGACGCTGCCCTTGATTTCTTGCGTGAGCGTGGGAAGCGGTGAGGCGATCTGCGACGGGACCGAAGCGGCGCGGACGGGACATGCGGCGGCTCTGGCTGACGATGGCGGGCCGCTTTCGGTGGTCACGGGCGCGCGGCTGATCCGCCTGGTCGATGCCGGGTGTGCCAATGACACCTAGACAGCAACAGGCCGTTGAGGCGTTCAAGCGCACGGGCAACGTGGCCGAGGCTGCGCGTGAGATCGGGATAAATCGGCGCGACATGCAGCGGATGCTGGACCGAGCCGGGATGACCTCGGATGTCCGGGATGATTACCGGGTAGATCCGGCCATCGCTGACAGCATGAAGGCCGTTGGCACAAACATGGTCCCGTCGCTGGCTTGGGTGAAGGTTCCGGCCAAAGACGAGGAGCCGGGCTATTCCGTCATGCTGCGCCCCGAGGCAGAGCAGCCAGAGGCCGTTGCTGATCGCATACGCGCGGCGCTGGAGGGCATGCATCCTGCCGAGCCTGTGCCGGCCCCTGAAAGCGTCATGGCCGATCTGTGCGCCGTTTATCCTCTCATGGACGCGCACGTCGGCATGCTGGCGTGGGGCCGCGAAACAGGCTCACAGGACTATGACCTCGGCCACGCTGCTCAGGACATGCGGCACGCCTTTGGCAAGGTGCTGGCGCTCACGCCTGCCGCCGAGCAGGCGGTCTTGCTGATCGGTGGCGACTACTTCCACAGCGACGACACGCGGGCAGAGACGCCCGCCAACCGTCACAAGCTGGACGTGGATGGGCGCTTCTGGAAGGTGCTGGACGTTGGCATCGGCATCATCGCCGAGACGATCCACAAATTGCTCCAGAAGCACGCCAACGTGCTGGTGCGCGTACTTCGCGGCAACCATGACCCGCACTCGAGCATGACGCTCAATTTCGCCCTGGCAGAGCGGTATCGCAATGAAGGCCGGGTTTCGGTTGAGAAAGATCCGCGCGACCTGTTTATGCTGCAATGGGGAAAGTGCGCGATCTTCGCCCACCACGGCGACAAGGGAAAGCCGCAGCAGATGGCGCTTTACTTGTCGGATGTCTGCCCGTTCTGGTCTCAGACGCGGCACAGGCATTACCTGACGGGCCACGTTCACCACGACCAGGCCAAGGATCTCGGGCCGCTGCGCTATGAGAGCCTGCGCGCCTTCTGCCCGCCTGACGCCTATGCCGCCGGCATGGGATACGGTGGCCGACGCGCTTTGCAGTCTATGACCTTCCACAAGATGGACGGCCTTGTGATGCGGGCGCTGGACCCTATTGACAGGTTTTTAGATTAGTCGCGAGGGGCGCCTGATGAAGATGAGCCGTAGCGCAGTCTGATCTTGACCAACACAAAGCCTGTGCTGCGCCCCTCGCGGATTTCGTATCAAATCACCCTAAAGCCTGCAACCGCTTTTGACGCTCGATGTCGTCGATGGCGCGTTGGATCGCGGCAGGGCTGGCAGACAGCTTGACCTTGGGCTTCGTCTCGCCGTCGATGATATCAACCCAAACCCGGCTTTTCGGGCTGACCCGCTGCGGCGAGAACGGGTGCATGGGAAGCACGATGCCGAAACGCTCACAGGCGGCGGCGATGCTGGATCGGTGCATTCCGTAATGATCGGCTGTGAGGGTTAGATGCCAGCCCTTTTCACGGGCGGCGGTCAGCATGTCTTTCGTGATGATTCGTCTAGGTGGTGCCATCGTATCGGTCCTTGATTTTGGTGATGGTGTCTAAGTTTTGCTGGAGCATGTAGAGGATCAACTCAAGCTGCTCGGGCGTTGCCCAAAGCCCACCCGGCACGCGCACAAAGCCAGCGGCGCGGATGGCCTGTGCTTGGGGCGATGTGTCGTGCCGGGTGCGGGTCATTCCTTCACATTCGCCCGCAGATACAGCTTCTTGGCCCCAACCCCGCAGGTCGGGCATTTTGTTTCCCGCCTCATCTTAATCACCTTCTTTATGTCCATCGGGAACACTGCCCCGGTAGTGAAGTCGGTGCCGCAGTGGCCGCAGCGGAAGTGCATGCGCTTGTCGTCACTCATCACATCAGCCCCGCAGCTTCCAGCGCCTTGATGGCGATCCGCAACTCCGGGTACCCAAACACCGCGATCCACGCCGAGATCGACGTGACGCGCAGGATGCCCGCCGCGAGCATGAGGCCACCGAACATCACCCCAGCGATGGTGCCGAAGGCGCGGGCTATCTGATCGCCTTCGTCCGCGTCGTCCCATCCCTCCTGCGTGAAGGCCCAGAGCCAGCGCAGCAGTTTCCACACGATGAGCGCGGCGACCAACTGCATGACGCCCAGCATCAGGTGGTGCGCGGCCTCCACCCTGAAGGCCAGCAGCGCCAGATCGACGGCGTCGGCCCCGTATTGGTCCACAGCGCCCTTGAGGGCCTCGGCTATCTCAACCATGGCCACGTCCATCTTGTCGGACACGGCCTCCACGATCTTCTCATTGTCCATTTTGGCTCTCTCCTTTGATCGATGCGAGGGTGGCGCGGGGGGCAATAACCACTTCATGCGTCTTGTTGCATTTGCCGCAGATGGCTTTAAGGCCGATAGGGTCGTAGTCGGACGGCTCGCCCCAAGTGGCGCAATACCTCTCGTCAAGGATGTTTGCGTCATAGAATACCTTTGCATCCCCGCAGAGGTCACAGATTTTGTAATCAGACCATGCCATCTTGGCTCTCTCCTTTGATCTCTGCGAGGGTGGCGCGGGCTGGTCCGCTAAGGTCTGCGCTTTTATGTACCTGAACAGGGCAGTCGTCACAGAGGCGGTAAGTCACCCGGCCAGCGTAATACTCCAACGCTTCCACCGCCTTCGCCAGCTTGGCTTCAAGCCACTTAACGCGGTATGATGTCTCAGCCAGCCTGATGTTGTTCGACGCCCCGTCCGCAAATGCAGCCTTGGCAAGGTCATCAGCCTCATCCCGCTCCTTGGTCAGGGCTTCAATGCGGGCGTTGGCGGCGGTGAGGGCGGTGCGCGTCTCCCACAGGCTTGCGACCACTGCCGCGATGGTCTCGCCGCAGTATTTCGGCTCCTCGGACAGCATGGCATAGGGTTCGCCATTCACCAGTGCCTCGGCAATCATGGCGGCATGGCGCGAAACCGGGCAGGTGTTCGCATCACGCGCGGCGTTCATGCGGGCCAGCGCATCACTGCGCCGGATCAGTTCTGCGTCACTCATTGGGTGTCTCCTTTGCGTGGGCGACGGCTTCCCGCAGGCCCGTGATGATGCGGCTCTCTGGTTTGATCTCTGCGAGGAACTGCCAGATCAAGCCTGCGCGATTGCGGCGCGTTTTGATCTTGCCATCTTCAAGCTGCACCGCAGCATCTGTCAGCAGCCACTCGGCTCTCGCCAGCTTGGCTTCCACCTCGCCGTGGATGCGCGACAATTTAAGCAGGGCTTCGTATGTTTTCTTGCGATCCGCCTCCACCTCCTCCGCATAAGCCTCGGCCTCCTTGGCGTCCTCCTGTGCGGCGGTCAGTTGTTCGGTGAGGGCTTCGATGCGGTCGGCGGCTTCATCCATGTAATGGTTTGCCATAGGTGTTTCGCCTTTCCGCAGCCGTGCGATCAGTTCTGCGTCAGTCATTTCACGCAACTCCCCTGCACCCACTGTTTGTCGGCAGCGATGCACTGCTCATACCGCGCCTGACCTCGCTCCCAGTCGGCAAGGATCAGATGACCGATGCCGTAGATAAAGAACGCAAGACAGGCGATAGCCGCTAGCGGCAAGATGTTGCCCCAAAAGCCGTTCATTTCCGCCCCCTATTCCACGCAAGGCGGCTGATGCGGTTTGCCAAGTCATCCAACTCCTCGACCGACACGCGGTTGTCCAGCAATGCCGTGTAGATCGCGTTGGTCAGCCGCTTGCTGGGCAGGATCGCCGATCCCTGAATGATCGCCGCCACCGCCTCGGACTGTACGTCGCGCACGGGCATGGTTTCTGGTTTCTTACGGAAAAACATTGCTTGCTCCCTCAGTGCTGGGTTTTTGGTTTTGTGTCGTATACGTCGGCCATAAGCCGCAGTCCCATCGAAACCACGCCGCTGCTCAAGCCCTGTGCCTTGCCGTAGGCGTAGATCGCTGAGATCAAGCCCGAAAACACCTCGGCAGGGTCGTCGTGATACGCGGCATAGATGGTCAACGTCAGCGCGCACAATTCTTCCTCTTCCATGTTGTCCGGCAAAGCCGCCATGACGGCATCCAGATGCTTATCGGTCATGTTGGGTGAAATGCTCATGCCTCGTCTCCCGGCAAATCAAAGCACACCAGCCGCACCACGCGGCCATCTGCAACCATTTCGGCCAGCGTGGCTGCCACGACGGCGTCCGACATGTTCATGTCCTCCGCGATCTCCTCAACGGTGGCGCGGCCATCGGCTTGCAGGTTGCCCAAGATGAAGACGGCCAGCGTATCATCCCGTGATACAGGCGCCCGGTCGGATGTCAGCGAAACAGCCAGCCACGGCGTCTTGTCGGGCCGCGTGGTGTTTGGCACCAGCATGGCCGACGCACGGTCGCCAGGGCGCAGGTTGCTGTCGTGCATGACACGCGACGGCACGAATACGCCTTCGTGCATATCGTCCGCTACGACGGCGAACCCGGTGCCTGTGGCGATGATGTTGCTGATGATGATTTCGGTAAGGTCATTCTGCATTTTTGTTTTCCAGTTCGTTGCGTGCGTTGATTGCGTCTTGGACGTAAAAATTGAGGATCGTGATTTCTTCGCCAACCCAGCCAGGGCGAACCCCGGTGCCGTAGCGTTTCTCCAGATCCTCAATCTTGGCCAGCCTGTCGGCGATGTAGGCGTCCAGGCTTTCGATGGTTTTGTCGGTCATTTGATCCCCAATCTATCCAGCGCGAAGTACGATTGCTTGTAGTGCTTTATGAGGCGATCCACGCTGTCGATCTTCGCGGCGATCTGCGGGTTTGGCGCAGTGTCATTGACGATGGTCAGCGTCTCGCGGTAATCCCACAGCGCGGTCAGCACGATGTGCGTGTCCATTGCTCCAAGTTTGACGGCCATGATTAAAACCCCATCCCATAGCCGATCAGCAGCAGGCCATAGCCGCCGCCGAAGATTGCGATGACGCCGATCAGGTCGGCGAGGATGTCTCTGATTTTCATATTGGTATCTCCTAGAAAGGGCATTCAGGTTGTTCTTTGGTGGGTTTCCACTGGGGCGGCGCGTAGGCTGCTGGCTGTGGGGCTGGCTTCGGAGTTGCCTGCCGGGGGATGATCCCCAGCAGGTTTAGGTGTTCGGCTAGGGTCACAGCGCGACGATCTCAATGCTGCGTGCTGCGTTGTGGGCGGCTGCGTCGGCATCCCACTGGGCGTGCATGTCGGCGACCGAGGCGAAGCCGCGCTGCTTTGCGAGGCCAGCGTGGTAGCGGCGCAGGGCGGGGTTCTTCTTGTCGCGGGCCGACACTGGCGACCACATCTGAGCCTGCGCGCCCTTGACTGCGTTGGCGCGGTCGGCGCTGAAGCCGCTCTTCTCAACGCTGCCGTCGGCGCTGTGGATGACAGCCCAAGCGAAGGCGTAAGCGTGGTCGCTGTTGCGGGTTACTGTTTGGCCGTTCGAGAAGGTGGCTGTAAACTTGGTCATCTTGGTCATCCTTGTTTGCTAGTTCGTGCAATCTTTATACACCCTGCGTCAAAACCCGCAAGCACAAAATGCACTTGACGCAACTTTTTTTACACCATAAGCCTAAACCACCGCAACAAGGAGAACGCCAATGATGGCCCAAACTCAAATCCGGCTATGGTGCGCGCAAGACGGGCGCAAACTTGGCTGGCTCGCAAGAAAAGTGCCAGTGGCAGCATCCAGCCTCTCCCGCTGGATGACGGGCCGCGTGGTGCCGTCGGCAGTCTACCGCCACCGCCTAGCAGACATCACCGGGATCGAGGATCTGCGGTTTGAGCAGGAATGGGTGTCCAAATGAGCGAATGGGAGCCTTCGCAGGGTAAAACCGACGAATGGTTTACGCCGCGTCATGTTTTCGACGCGCTTGGTGTTGCGTTCGACATCGACGTTGCAGCGCCTCACGGCGGCCCCCGACACGTCCCTTGCACGTCTTACCTGACAGCTTCGCAATGCGGCCTGAAAACTCCTTGGGCCGATTGCTTTGTCTGGATGAACCCACCATTCGGCGGGCGCAACGGCCTCGTGCCTTGGCTGGAAAAGTTTTTCAGCCATGGCAACGGCATTGCATTAACGCCAGACCGCACCAGTGCGCCATGGTGGCAGGACGCAGCAAAGCGTGCCGATGCGGTCTTGCTGACCCGTGGCAAGATCAAGTTTGAACGGGCAGACGGATCAATCGGCAAATCTCCCGGCTCTGGCGTCACACTATGGGCAGCAGGCGGGAAAGCAATGCACGCACTTTTCACAGCGCAAAAAGCTGGGCTTGGCTCAGTTTGGCTTCAACACAAGGGAACAGCATGATGGACCGCAGCGAGATCTTGGACACGGCCAAAGAATACGTCACCAAAGACCGTGCCGACACGCACGGTGACGCCGAAAGCAACTTCGGCCTCATAGCCGCCTATTGGTCAGCGCATCTGAACAAGAACATCAGCGCCCACGACGTGGCCGTGATGATGACGCTGTTGAAGTTGGCACGGGCGCGCGGCAATCCTGGGCATGTGGACAATGCCATTGATGCGGCAGGGTATAGCGCGCTGGCAGGCGAGATCGGGACGGGTGAGGGCTGATCGATCAAAAGCCGAATGGGCTTGCCTGCGCGCTTCGGCGGGCGGGCAGGAACCTTCGCATGCGCAGAAGGTCGCCACGATCATCAGCGTGACAGAACTCAAGGGCTATATGCTGCAACTGCACAAAGAAGGGCGGCTTGATGAGGCCGCCCGATCTGACATTCAAAAGCGCCTCACCGAATTGGAAATCTTCTACGGGCGCAAGTTGGCCTAGTCGCTGGCCGCGATCCAAGCGTGCATCGCCTGCCATGCAGCGTCACATCCCAGCGCCACGCAGGCAAACGCACCGGCATTCGAAGCCGCCTCAAGATACTCTCGCTGTCCGTCCTGCCAGCGCCCTTGCGTCGGGTCGCGGCGCTTCAATTCGCAAACAAACGTCACCCGCCCCGGAATGATGATGTCGGCAGCGCCTGACACCATGCCCTCGGCCTTATGCCTCGCAATCGCGCCAAGCTGCCCGCCGGCGCGCAAGCCCTCGTTTCTCGGGTGGATGGCCAGCGCGCCCCAGGTCGCCCCGTATTCGCGCCGCAATCGCGCGAAAAACGTGATCTGCTCCTGCGCCTCGGTCGCGCACTTTCCGCGATAGTCCA